CATCAATCCTGCTGAGCCAAAAAGTTGATCACCACATTCACCTGTAACAGATATACCAGTACCTAAATTATTTTCAATGTGTTTTAGAATGGGAGAGAAAAAAGGTTTATCCATGTAATATTTATCAGGGTCTTTTACTGGTTCTACAACTTTTTCTGTTTGAATTTTCCCATCAATATAATTATTCCAAAATAAAGAATACTCTTCAATAGAAGCGTCAGTATAAATAATTTTTAATCTATCGTGCCAATCAGACGGTTTAGATTTTAGTAGACTTACTAATGCTACTGTGCTATCTATTCCACCACTCCAGTATACTTTTATTTCTTTATTTTCATTCCATAGATTTACACCTGTTTCATCTGCTACCTCTATAAAGGTTTTTGTAAATCCTGTAGCATCAGGTATTGGATTACCCTCTAACTTTAAATTACTAGATAAAGTATTTGTTCGATCATTAGGAGTCCAAAGACAATGAATATCTCCTCCTATAGCATCTAAAGTTGTTTTTTTATATTCACCCGATCCAACTCTTAAAAAATCTGGACGAGCAAAAATTAATTTATCACCTAGTCCATCTGTTGATACATCAACCGATGTCTGAGTTTCAAAATTAAATATATCAACAAATTTATCTAAAACTTTTATACCACAATCAATATCTAATTGACCGAAAACATTTTTAATTTTTCCAACACCTACTGCAGTGTGTAAAAGAATTGCACAATCTATACATTCTTCTTCAGATACAGGATTAATAAATTCATCTTGATTATTTAAAATATCTACACAAGTTTGAGGATCAGTAGCATCTAAAATTTCTTGACGTCTAGTTTGATATAATTTCTCAATAAATAATCTATATGCATTATTCTTAAATTGTTGTAATGCATTGTCAACTTTTTCTTCTTTAGTATTTCCTATAACTGTAGTTGCTTGATTTGTAGTTATTTCTGATCTAAGGAATTGTTCAACTTGTGTAATGCTTTCAGGTTCTGGAAAATACCAATCTCTAATTTTTATATATTGATTATTAAATCTTTCTAAAACAACTTTTTTAACAGTTGGTAAATCTTTCCACTGTTCTTCAAAAGCTGTCTTATCTGCATTAAGAACCATAACCTTTAGGTCAATATCAGAAGGTGATTTATCACTTCCTGGTATTGGATTATCTATTCTTTTTAATACTAAACTCATTTTATAAAACTCTTTTCCAATTGATGAAGCTGCACTATTACTCTAACTTGTTCTTGAAAATACGCAAAACAACCATAAAAAACAAAACATAAACCAAAAAACTTTAGTGTATATATAATATATTTTTTAGACAATATGTGTTCCCAACATCATAGGATGGTTAAATTCTTCATTAGTACTAGACCATATATGCATAGGAACAACAATCAAGTCTTCATCGTCTGTTTCAAAGTGATGTGGCTCCATAGCATTTAAAATTAAAGTTTTGCCTTCAACTAATTTATATCTCTCTACATTAGAACCTACACCTGAAACTGCTGTACCTCTCCCCGATAAAACATATACCACTCTATCTGTTGAATGAATGTGATGTTTTTGTTCTGAGCATCCAGCAGGTATCTTTAATAATTGCATACAAGGATCACCAGATCGAATAGGAGGTAAGATATTATTTGTACTGCAACCATTAATATAAGGTAAATAAGTATTTAAATTAATTTGAGCAGTTCTATTTGGTGGTGTGTACCCATATATAGTAATAATAACTTCACCAAAACATGTACCCGAATTCTTAACCGATACACTTTCTTTATTAATAATCCATGCTGAACTATTTTTAGGTACTTTATATTGGTTTCCTGTATTATCTACCTCGTAATAGTATAAACTATTTTGAGGTGCAATGTAAGTGTGATTGTTTAAAAATAACATCTACGATGTAGCTCCATAAATATTTCCGTTATTTGTTATGTTTACCGATGCACCTGAATTTAATCTAACTGCTTTTCCTGCATCACCTCCCGGTCCACCTGATCCACTAGCTCTACAGTTTACAATACCTGCAGGACCACTTCCTCCTGCACCCCCTGCACCTACATTACCCCAAGTTCCTCCTGCTCCTCCAGTAGAAGCTGCTCCCGATGATCCACTTGTATTAGTATTGGTAGGAGGAACATCAAAGCTTGCACCCTTACCTCCATTACCTCCTACTAGATAAATACAATCATTACAATCCTGAAATTCACTATCATATAGATTACAGGTTTGGTATCCTCCTCCCCCGCCACCACCGCCACCACCTCCGGCAATGTTTGCGCCTGAAGCATTGTTAATAGATGCGGTAATATTTTCTAAACTAATAGCATCTCCACCATTTCCACCTGCACCACCGTTATCGCCAGCACCACCAGCACTACCACCTAATCCACCTCTACCAATAATGTTACCATTATTAATTAAAATAAAATTACTTCCTGCAACAAGATGAGCAGTAAATGCTGGTACATTAGTAACTTGGCTAAAAACATTTACACCACTATTAATAACAACCGTAGCGTCAATGGGGTCTACACCATTCCAACCATAACTACCTTGTAAAACATTAGACAGATTATAATTTTCTGTATCTGAAGTGATATTTAATGTTTGACCTCTAAATCGTCTGCTTCCAAAAAATAAAATAGACATTTTAACTTGTAGCCCCGTACACGTTTCCAGAATTATTTAAGGTATTAGACGCACCTGACCCTACAGAAATTGCTTTACCTGCAGCACCACCACTACCGGGACTTCCAGTTGAACGACATTGGGTAGGTGGGTTTGCCGAAGCAGTACCTCCAGTTGCTCCAGCATTTCCCCAAGTTCCTCCAGTACCTCCAGTTCCGCCAGTACCGCCAGAATTGGTTTGCCCCGCATCGCCAGCAGTTGCATTATTAGTAGCGGGATTATCAGTGCTTGCTCCTGCACCAGCTCCACCTCCACTGAATGAAACCTGTCCGCTACACCCTGTTTCTGCGTCATAACTGCCTCCACCTGTGCCGCCAGCACCTCCACCGCCACCACCACCGGCACCAGCAATGTTAGCTCCCGAAGCATTGTTAATAACACAAGTTAGATTTGTAAGATCAATAGCGTTTCCACCAGCCCCACCTGTTCCACCATTAGGATTGCCACCATTACCTCCAGCACCACCTCTTCCTGCTATAGTTCCGCTATTGTTAATTGTTAAATTAGAACCTGCAACAAGGTCGGCTGTAATAGCTGCAGTTCCTGTTGTAGTTGCTCTAACATTTATGCCTGAATTAATATTCAGAGTAACATCAATAGCACTTGTGCCATCCCAACTATAATTATTTACAAGATCATTTCTTAAATTATAATCAGCAGTATTAGCAGAAATTGTGATAATAGTTCCAGTATCAAATATTGTAATACCACCTTGAACTATAGGTATTGGAAAAGTCATGTTACTGTAGTGCCTTTACAGTCAACATAGAGAATGTAGTTGTACCGTCATTTACTCTTGTAATATAAAAGAAAAACTCATCTCCATCGGTAGTGGAAATTGTATCTCCGTCTACTTTAGTATAACCAGAAGTGGTTACTGTTCCTGCACTAGCATTATTCTTATATAAAATTACCATCGTACAATTCTTACTAGGAACACCTAATGTATGTGCGCCACCATTAATTGTATATTGGAAATTTCCATTATCAACATCAGGTGTGTAAGTACCAGTAGTCTGTGTACCTGCATTATAAGCAGCAGCACTAAATCCAGCAGTTAATTCATCTGCCGTATCAGCCTTTAATATATCAGGATCATAAGCCTCAACGTCACTTCCAATTGCCACTCCAAGATTCGTTCTAGCAGTTCCAGCATTATTTAAATCTGAAAGATTATTTGCAATGGCTAATCTAGTTCCAATGCTTGTGGCTAGAGTTGCGGATAGTGCTACCGCATAATCACTAACGGAAGTTATTCGAGTATTAGCAGTTCCTATACTAGTTGCCATTGTTGCAGACAACGCTACCGCAAAGTCACTAACAGATGTTATGCGAGTATTGGCTGTAGCTATACTTGTTGCAAGAGCAGCAGATACTGTAGCTAGTTCTGCACTTGTAGCAAAGTTACTACCATCTCCAAGAATAGCATTAATAGAAGTTATAGCCGAATTAGAATTACCAATACTTGTAGCAAGAGTAGCTGAAAGTGCTACAGCATAGTCACTTACTGAAGTAATTCTTGTATTTGCAGTAGCAATGCTAGTTGCTAGTGCAGAAGAAACTGCTGCAAGTTCGGCAGAAGTTGCAAAATCAAATCCGTCAATGACTGTATTGATACTTGTAATGGCTGCTGCATTTACAGAAGTAAGAGCAGATACGTTTGAAATTACAGAATTAATTGAAGTAATCGTTGGTCCTATAAATGATGTAGCACTAACTGTACCACTTACTTGAATACCATATGGAAAAACTGCATCTTGACCATCTGTTAAAGTAAGCATTGAAAAAGAACCAGTATTTGTTAATTTAATTTCATTACTTTGAACAAATAAACTACCAGTTCCACTTTCTTTAATTACAGAATTAAGACCATTATGAACTATTTGTAAATCATTTCCTGTTCCAAAATTTAATGTAGCATCATCAGGAAAACTAGCTGCACTTACAACTGTTAACTGATTAACAGTATAATTAGATACTGAAGTTTGTGTAACACCTGTAAGATTTGAACCATCACCATAATATGAAGTAGCAGATACAACATCAAATAAAGCTGATCCTGTAACTGCTAGTGCAGTACTAACTGAAACTGTACCAAAGTTTTGGTCTGCAGAAACAAGTATTGTACCACTTACAGGAATATTACTTGATACTGCACCATCAACTGTAATTTTAATACCAGTACCTGCTTCAATAAACTTAACAGTACCACCTTCAGCAGAAGGAACATTGACAAGACCTGAACCATCACCTACAAAGAATCCTGCACTAACAATGTCATTAAATGTAGCGGCAGATGCAGAAACTTTAGCAACATTAATTGTTGTGTCAGCTAAACTTACAGCAATAGTAGGATTGCCTTCAGTACCATCTCCATTACCTATTGTTATACCTGTACCTGCAGTAAGTGTCCTGCCGTATACATCTCCACTACTTACTGCAACAAGACCTGTAATACCTGTTAGATCGGTAATTGCATTAATAGCTGATGCATTGGTTGTAATTGCAACACCATTAAGTTTAAATGTTCCATTAATATCTACAGCACTTTTACTTAGTTTTAAAGCAGAGTTTTCTCCTGATCCATCCTGAACAGTTTGTTCAGTTGATGTTAGACCCGTATTATTTGATCCAACCTGCAGGAGTTGTTTATATGTATTTGCAATTAAGTTTCCAGTAAGTTTACTCATTAAACCATATTCCATTCAGTTGTTTCGTTTTCCCACTCAGTTGTAGCTAGTTGCCAAGCAACATTTCTATCATTATTAAGAGGAGGTCTAGGATTACGAAGGGTTTCGTCATCTCTTGTATTAGGAGTTCTATTTTGTGGATGATTTTTTAAATCAAAGTTTCCCTCAAAATCTTCAGGGCAAACCAGCATTCCGTAGCTATTCATACGCAATACTCTTAAAGGATATGCAAATCCACAAGTATCACAAAGTCCTTTAGCATTTTTATTTGTTGCCATAATACTACTCTATATTAAATATATCCGAGTCTTGGTCTAATATACATGCTAGCTCGTTCTTTATCTTCAGTGTTAGCTCTTGCTAATAGCTCTTCATAATTTTGTTTTAACATTGTAATTCTACCTTCAGGAACTCCTGCTCTTTTCATAGACATGTAATATGCTAGACCAGCAGTTAGACAAGGTAGAAATCTTTTAGAAATATCAGCATTCTGAAGTGCTGATTTATTTATATCTTGAAGTTCACTAATTTTTTCTACTTTTAATTTGTCTGTAGAATTTTCTGGAATAGGCCAAAGAAATATTGTAGGATTGTCTCTATTTCTTTTAACAGTATATTGAGTAGGTCTACCTGTCTGTCCTTTACGAGGAACTTGTAAATATTCTTCATAAGAAATACGATCTAACGGTAGATCAGTATTATCTCTATTTAAAATAACTTGCAAGGTATCAATAGTTGAATCACTAAGAGGATATGAAGTAGTACTTGTAGAAAGAGATATAACAGATGTTTCTGTTGTCCATAATAAAATTTCTCTATTCTGCCAATCTTTTAACATTAGATTTAAAGAACGACGAGCGGAGGCTGGTTCATGACCTAGAGTTTGTTCTCCTCCGATCATTTCCATTGCTTCTTGAATAACTTCGTCTATATCTAAATTAAATGTAAATGTTCCACTAGTCGCCATTTAATTTATCCTTTTTTGCGTTTATAAGATGTAACTTTCTTTTTACGCTTTTTCTTTTGAGGAGGTTTGGTAATCTGTTGTGGTATGTTTGATCTACCAATAGCCATTACTTTTTCTTTTTACTAGATGCCATTGCATATCTTTGACGAACAACACCACCCTTAGACATATACTTAGTTTTTTTCATCTTTCTTCCTTTATATGTATCTTTTGCCATTTTGTCACCTGCTTTATTTTTAGCTGTAGTAGATAAATCTTTAAAGTGCATTACCTTCTTGGATGTTTTAGTATGTGTCTTTCCACTATGTATTGACCCATCTGGCATTTTATGAACTTCACCATAATAGGGTGTACCATCTTTAGTAAAATGTGCCATGCCTTTAGCCATCTAACACTTCCATCTTTTTCTAGCTTGTCTAAGTCTTGAGTTAGGATTCTTAGCAGCTTTAGGAAACTTCTTCATTTGTCCTGCTGATCTAGCACAATAACTTTTACGTCTTGCTGCTCTTTTACCAGTAGGTTTAGATTCTGTTACAGCAGTTTGAAGTTTACTACCGGGATTTTGCCTACGATATTTAGCTACTCCCTTTTTAGTCATACCGGCACCAGCTTTGGTAGGACGTTTATGACCACCACCAATGGTCATTCCTTTCATGCCTGTTCCTTTACGTTTTCTTTTTACTGCCATGATATAACCTATTTACCTTTCATAGCTCTGCCAAAACCTCTTTGAGCTACTCCACAGCCTCTGGGTTTAATTTGACCACCCTTTGATTTAAATGTTTTAACCATTGTAGGCTTACCACCTACTCCTTGAGGCTTGGCTCTTTTTCTTTTAACAGCAGATTTTTTCTGAGATTCTGTCATACGTTGTGCTTTTGCGAGGGGAACACACTTAGGATACTTACGTTTTGTACCCTTAGTTGACTTTCTACCACATGGCTGATACTTACCGTTTTTCTTTGGTGCGCCAATATCAACCCACTTCTCATCTACCCATTTGCGTAATCCACCTCCAGTTTTCTTCTTAACAACTTTTTTTTTCTTACCACCAGGTTTTACTTTACCACTACAAACAGCAGACGCATACATATTAGCATAAGCAGATGGATAAACATCAAACTTACGCTTTGCTGCAGCTTTACCTTTTGGACAGAGTTTAGCCACTTTTTCTTTTTCCCTTACGCTTTTTTGCTTGACTAAGTGCAATAGCTACCGCTTGCTTTTGAGGATATTTTTCTTTTTTTAACTTACGAATGTTTGCACTAATTGTCTTTCGGCTTGAACCTTTTTTTAATGGCATTATTAAATCTTACCTTAGTTTTAATAACTACTCTTGGTTTTAATCTTACCACCACCCATCATAGCCTTACCATAACCACGTTGAGCTTGTCCACAGCCTCTAGGTTTATCTACTTTACCACCTTTTTTTCTATGTATTACCATATCAGGATTTTCTTCACCTGGTTTTCCTCTACGAGGTAATCCTAATATATCTTTATATTCAGCATCAGATAGATCTCTTGCCCACTCTGGTCGATCATCAATAGATTTTTTTCTATCTCGTAATAA